CATCACTTTAATCGTATCGAGGAACAGCTGAGACAATGTTTTGCCTATAGCCATTGCAGCTTTCTCAGCATCACCGGATGCAAAGGTCTCGCGGATCGATTCCAGCAGGATTCCAAATACATCACGCACCGTCACGAATAAACCTGAATCATTGATCAGCTTCGAGAATTTCATCCACTCATCCGCGAACATGGACATGATGCCCTTGTAGGTTTTGGACATGCGAACCATGCCGCCCATCGCCTTCTTCTCGAACAGCGATATCACGGCTTCCTCGACCTCTTTCAACCCCTCTTTAGTGGATCGATTGATCTTGTGCCCGATCTCTTCTGCAATGTGGAATGAGGTTATACCGAATGCCTTTAGCCGTTCCATTTCTCCGGTAGTGGCTCCCGCGATCGCCATGGCAGCATCTTGAAATGGCTTGCCGAATGCACTTGCCATATCACCGGCAGCAGTCAGAGCACGCTCAGAATAAACGCCGAATGATTCCATGATCCGGGCCGCATCTACTACGCCCGGCAGCTGGAACGGGGTAGAGGCCGCAAACGTGAAGAGCGATCGCATTCGCTCCTCAGCCGCAGCAGTGGAACCGAGAAGGGTCTCCCATTGAACTGTATAAGTCTCAAAATTAGCGCCTGTGTTGACAATTCCCATTAGGGCATCTTTGGCCCGGTTCGCTGTCTGGACTATTTGCCCGAGGATTTTCTTGCCGACTTCAAGCGCCTGATTGAACTCAGTCCATGAGTTTTTCATCACGGACAGTTCCTTGGTCCCATGCGTTTTTATATTTAGGCCAATCGTGGCTGACATCCACTACTCCTTCGCAGCGACCTTTTTCTCTAGTTCTTTATTACGCCGGTGCTCAATCAGAATCGCCACGCCCCGGACATGCTCAAGTATTTCCTTCAGCACCCAGGGCCACTCGGAAACGGCCCCGGGAACTGGTGGCTGGTGCCAAGCTGAGAGTCCTGCCTCCATTGACAAAACGGCTGACAGATCCTCTGCATCAGACCCGAAATATTTTGAGCATATCGCCTTGCCATCTACCTTGCAGCGCTCCTCTATGAACTTGATCGTGTTCTTTTCAGGCAGTCGCTTCTCGAATTGCTCCCGCGTGAATAACACGGGCGGCAAACCATCTACGGAGATACAGCGGTGCTCGGTGTCGTCCCAGCAGTGTCGTCCTCTTTTGAGACCCTTGGCTTCGCAGTATCCGCAGGACCACATGTCTCCAAGTCCCTCTGCCTTGGTCTTGCGTCTGGCTTCTCGGACTTCGAGGAAGAGGGAGACACTTTTTTTAACTTCTCCAAGGCCTCCACATTCATGATCGCCGAGATCAGCTCGCCGCAGCAGACTTGCGGCATATCTTCGAGCAGACGCTTGATGTCTTCGTACTCGGTCAGCGTCGGCTTGTCTGGATAGGGTGAGTTTTCCACCTTCGTGACGAAATGAGCCATGTAAGCGATCTGCTCGTCTGTCATCTCATCAGCCTTTTTTGTTGCCGTAGCCAGATCCGCACGAGCGGCTCCCGGCTTGACAGTGGCCAATGTGACGATTGCATTGTACCGATTCATCTCCCGCGTTTTCATGTTCTTGATATGAAACACGGCCCGGGGGTCATCATAATCGGTGGTCAGTTCAATTGGCACTGGGTCGAAGTACAACCTCATATACGCCTCTTTTCTCTCTTTACTGTACTGAACTCTCTGTCCATGCTCTGTGCCTGGTGCTCTCAAGCCCGCGAGGTCAGCTCGTATCCTCCATGCGTTCCTCGCAGTCTTTGATCGCTTTCTGTTTGCCATTGCTAAATATACGGGCTAGCCGTTGAACCTCCCGTACTCTTCGGAACAGCAATATCAGGAACCGTGGTTGATCCATCATCAGACGTGGCTGCGGCGAATGTGTACTCGATCGCGATCCCACCAGCGACCTCTGAGGGCTTACCCCGGTCGGTGATCTTACACGGTAGATCGTAGTAATGGGTCGTTGCGTTGAATTCCAGCCGGACCGATGTTAGCGAGTTAGCCTCATACGCATCGTTCAGATCCACATCGCCCTCGTCACCGGTCATAAAAACAGTAACCTTGCCATCATATCCCCATGAGCTACCAATGATTCTAGGCGAATAATCGGAGCCATCCGAGGCAGATTCAGACGACAGCTTGTAGCCTGATGTCAAGTTCAGCGAACCGGAAAGGGCATTGCGGAAGGTTCCGGCCAGTTCCCACCGACAGTCATGGCCGAATAGCTCAGCTGAGTTGTCGACTGTATTAGTCGCATAACTGAGGTTTGACGGCACAGTCTCTAAGCGGGCACCATTGCGACCTATGAAGTCCATCTCTCCTGTACAAATTGCACCTTCGGAATCAGGGTCACTGGTCGGAATGGTCAACCGTAAAGCAGTCGGGACACAGCTCTGTGCCTGCCAGCCTACGAACTCGCCTGCCGTTCGATCAAACAGACCTTGTATTTCTGCATAATTGTCCGGTGTTGGATCTGTATCAAGCCCGATAGAGTAGTGTGTCGTGTTATCCGTGATATTCCCCTGCCACAGAAGCAGCATGAAATCACGAAGGGCCAGCGGCGTCAGCTCGAATGACAACTTGCCCGCAGCCCCTTGCCGCCCTTGCCGGTATTGGTAGCTCTGAGGCAACCTAAGCCCCATGCCACCAACACCCGCTGGACTAGATATTTTCTGGCCACCGAAAATGCACTCTCTACCAGTGTCCTCTCGCAGTTTGATTACATTCGCAGCCGCCGGTGACGTTCCTGCATAAGCCGACATCGGACCATGAAACGCGCCCTCAAGCTGAAATGGTACTCGTACTCCCATCTGAATATCCCTCCTATAAGGCCGTTCTATCTGTGTCCATTCGTCCAACCATGTCAGCATAGCCAGTGAGCAAACAGACCATAAACGTTGAACTACTATCATCATTCATCTGCTGAGGCTCGCTCATATTGGGCAGCTTCAAATCAGATACCAAACCGTCCAGAGTGCGCCTCTCGTCCGCTAGAATCGATCTAACCTGGTCGGCATATGCTTTAGCCTGTTCCCAAGCTTGGTCGCCCCTGCGAGCTTGCCCGGCCACTCCGACCTGAATCTCTAGCCCTACCCTGACCCGGAAATTGGAACCTTCGTTGCTAGTGGACTCATCTTCACCCAGGGCAGCGAACAATCCTTTGCCTCGGGTGCCGTCTACTTTCTTGCCGCGTATGATCCGCTTAGCAAATCCATCTAATGCAGCACCGGTGGCAGTGTATTCCTCGAGTATATTTTCTATCCCGCGAGTCACCAGTAGCGCCGGAGATCCAATTCGGGCAAACATCGCATCCCACCGGTCGAGAGGATTGGTCACGACAACATAATCCATTGCCAAGCCAGACATATCAGGACCATAGCCACCATTGGCAAAAGACTGCCCAACCTGTTCTCCAACTACCGGGAAAAACAAGCCCGAGGATGCCAGAATCTTATTATCCTCATCAGCTATCTCTTCCGCACTTCCAACCCATTCTGATGCCTCGGCATCGGCTAGCGTTCTGAAAGCATGCACGCAGACCATCGTATCACTGGCCGGAGAGAATGCCCGCACATATAGATCTTGGACAGATGCAGCATACCATTGGAGCCTATAGTTTAAGTTGACCAGATCAAAATAGTCACCATCTGCCCTGGTATCTGTTGGCCACCACGAGGGGAGCCGAAACGTCATTCTCATCTTGCTACCTCGAACATCCGCTTTTGTGCGGTTGCCTCAATCCACTTCTCATCCCCGCGCTGGAATCCTTCAATCTGTCGTGCCGGCCGCTTGCCAAGTTTATATGAGCGGCGGACAATAGTCCTGCCCATACCGATCGGGATAGCAAAGAACCCACCGGTCGGGTGAGTTATGATCCGTCCGCCTGGCTCTTCTGTCTGCAAGTATTTCACAGCCTTGTGTGTGTTTCTCAGACTGCATTTCATTGATCCGTTAGATGCGCCGACTGTGCCGTTGAACTTATATGCTTCCTCGATACTCGATTTCGAGCGGTTGTGTTTATAGAACACCCTGCTGTCTGATTTGACTAGACGGACGAGAGACGAGTTCTTGGCCCACAACTTAAAGCCTTTTCCATAACGACCGGGCACCCGGCCACCATTGCGGAACATCGAAGGAATGCGGTTGTCGAGGATGTATTTCCTAAACAGCTTTAGCAGCCAAGACAGATTCTTAGCTCGCTTCTCGTAGTTAGCGATCGTGGCGGCTGTTTCCTTCATGCCTCTGGTCTTTATGGTGATCGTCGGAACCACTAATCGCCCTCTCGTGATTCTATCGTGTTTGGTTGCCAGCTTTCAAAGTCGCCCACAAAGGTCTCGTGGTCTGGCCGGACCTCCGGCTCGTCGTCGTATTCTATTTCATTCGATTCCGCATCGGGATCAATCCCGATAGTCCTCCGACCATTACATATATCATTTAGAAGCCCATCCGCCTCTGCTTTCAGTGCCTTAGCTCTCTCGGTGTCTCGCCCTGAGAATGCGGCAATGAAGCCCCCGAATGCCATGCGCACGGTATACAAAGCAGCGATCAGCTTGATAAGTGAGCCCGGTGTCGTAATTGGCACCGTGAAGCCTCTTGCCTCCAGCCTGCTATCGATAATCGGTTGGGCATAGATATCACACCAGTTGGTTAGCTCTGCATCAGTGTAAACCGACTGGCCGTCATCATTGTTGAACACATCATCTATCTCGCGGATGATCGCGGCTGTTGTGTAGCTCACTTCTTTTTCCTCCCAATCGTCCTGAATGGGTGATGATACTTGGCCCCACGAGGCAAGCTCTCAAAATGAGCCGGTGCATATCTCTCCGGCCACAACCCACGGAACAATGCGTCCCACTTCTCGCCAACATATTTACGGACGACCTCGAAACAGATCCCGACGCAGCCTGAGCATACTGTTCTCGCCCGACCACCATCGAAGATTGAGACGAATTTATTTCTCGGCACATTGAATATCTCGTTGAATGGAATATCGATCAGCTGGCCTTGGTCGTAGGGCCTGAGAATCATACTCCAGGCCGCTTGCTCCAGCGTTAGCTTCACGGCTTCCTTTTTGAAATCCTCAAATCGCGGTCTGTGGACTGACCAATCCTGCTCGCTTTCAATCTCTTCCCAACTATCCCACCGCCCATGTGGAGTTGTCATAGAGAGACACCAGTCAGTTCTGCTTTCTAACATCATGTGATATTGCTGAACGGTCAGTCCCAGCCGCTTTGCGCCGCACTCAAGCAGTCCGTCCTGCCTGGCTTTTTCGATATATGGTCCGTGCAATTCGCCGATATATAATCGGCTATGCGTTGCTCTCCAGTGCTTGAATCCTTTCGCCCACTGATAAAGCTGTATCCCTCGACAGGCCAACCATGACTTGGGATTCTTAAATAGATTATAGTGACCAATCGTATTGATCACGTCTCCGCATCTCGGATTAATACTCGGTTTCATGGCTACCTCGTATTGAAAAGGGGAGCACCCAATCCTGGCCTGGTTGGGCCTTGCGAGCACTCCCCCTCTGGTTCACCACCGGCTCGAATCAACTAGCGCTGGGGCGAAGTCGGGTTCTTTGGCGGTTCATTCGATGGAGCATCGGATGACCCCTCGGTGATCTTCTTTGCCTCGGCCTCAGCCACTTCCTTGTTCTCGGCGGCTTTCTTTAACACCGCCTCGACCTCAGCCAGTGCTTTCTGGTGTTTTGCGTATGCGGCCTTGGTAATGGCTGCGCCGCCTTTCACCAATTGCTTGCCGTGAATCTCTTCAATCATGAACTCCTGACCCGGCTTA